AAGGCCTGTGATTTGTTGGTCAGCACTTGTTCAAGACACATAGCAACTTCTGTGTAATTGTTGGTGGCGAAGTGGATGCCATGAGTGCCTACCAGATGCTTAATAAGCCGGGGAACAAGTATCAAGACATTGCTGTTGTATCTTCTACAATTGGCGAAGGTGGCGTACACAAGCAAGCTGTTAAGCAATATGATTGGCTAAACCAGTTCAAGCGTGTATACGTTTGCATGGATAACGATGAAGCTGGCCAAGAGGCTTCTGAGAAGCTTGCACAGAGCCTTCCGCGTGGCAAGGTGTACATGCTTAAGATGCGCCGGAAAGATCCCAATGAGTACCTCACCAAGGGCGCTGGGACAGAATTTGTTCAGGATTTCTGGGCATCTAAATTGTACACACCTGCTGGGATTCATGCCTCGACAAGTTTGTACGATAAGGCTATGGACTATTCGGACTTGAAACAGCTTAGTCTGCCAACCTTCTTAAAGACCGCGCAACTGATGTTCGACGGTGGGTTGGTTAAGAATGAGTTGTCAGTTGTGTTTGCTGAGAGTTCAATTGGGAAGAGTATTGTATCTGATTCGATGTGTGTTAACTGGATTCTAAATGAGCCTGATGAGGTTGTCGGCGTGTTATCTTTGGAAAGCACAGCGGATAAGTGGGCAACGAATATCATCTCTAATTTTCTTGACGTAAAGCTGACAAAGCTAAAAGGACAAGACCGTAAGGATTATCTTAATAGGCCTGATGTTAGAAGTAAGGTTGAACCATTCCTAGCTAAGGAAGATGGGAGTCCAAGGTTCTATTGCTTCGATGAGCGTGGTGCGGAAGTCAGTGTCGTGAAAGAAAAGATTGTGGAATTGATTGTCCAGATGGGTATCACAATATTAGTGGTGGACGTGCTGAGCGATTTAGCTGACGGCTTGGCACTTAACGAGCAGGAGGATCTCACCTCTTGGTTCAAAAAACTCATTAAGGAGTACTCACAATTATCCGTACTAATGGTTTGCCACACACGTAAACGACCTTCTGGTGGGCGAGGCCAGTTGACAGAGAGTGATATCATGGGAACCTCCACTGTGTATAAATCTGCTGCCCAAACTATCTCGTTGGAACGTGACAAGCAGGCTGACAACCCCATACTTCGCAATTGCACCTTTGTACGTGTTCACAAAAATCGTCATTTCTCGCAGACAGGGCCAGCAGGTGTGATATACTATGACCCCGAGACTGGGAAACTCTGGGACATTGATGACTATGTGGAAGCATTTCCAGAGAAGTCACAAGAGATTTTAGAAGCCCTCGGACAATCAGAAGACTAAGGAGAGTGTTGTGAAGAACATTACAAATTGGCGGCAAGCTACAGTGGCGGATATCGAGTCGGACAACCTCCTTGATGATGCCACACTTATCCATGTGCTGAGCTACAAAATGTTTGGCAAGGAGGTGAAGAGCATTGATAAGAAAGACCAGTATAAAAGAATCGCCAAGTTCTTCCAGCACCACATTCACAAGAAAATTCCTATTGTGCTGCATAACGGAATTTCTTTCGACATACCTCTTGTTGAGAAAATTCTTGAGATTGACCTGTCAGACCTGATGGTGATTGACACATTGGGGTTAAGCTGGCACCTGAACCCTAAAAGGCCTAAGCATGGACTTGATAGCTTCTTTGACGACTACGGTATAGCTAAACCTAAGATCTTAGACTGGGAAAGCCTTACTTACGAGGAATATGAAGAACGCTGTTCTGAGGACGTTAAGATTAATGACGCACTCTGGCAAGACCTCATGGGTCGGCTTGTGGACATGTACACGCGCTCTAAAGAGGCTATTGATGCTGGGCTAGTGGGTGGCAAGAGAACGTCACCAGAGGAGGTCATATACCTCGACAGCCTCGTTGGGATTAGCGTGGATGAGCATATTGATAGGATACTTACATTTCTGAATTTCAAGATGGATTGTGCTCATTTGCAGGAGAAGACACGTTGGAAGGTTGATGTAGAGTTTTTGGAGAAGTCCCTCACAGAGCTTACAGGGCTGCTAGACGAGTCTTCTGTAGAACTTGAGGGGGTTATGCCAAAGGTTCCCCAATACACACCTAGAAAGGCTCCAGCGAAGCCCTATAAGATGAATGGGGAGTTGTCGGCATCTGGTGTGGCTTGGGAGGAGATTAGGGAACTTATTAGAACAGAAGCTAAGGATGAGTGGGGACACCCCATTATTATTGTTCAAGAGGGTGGTGATGTTAAGAAGTTGAAGGGTTATGAAGAGGCTAACATTAACAGCCCAAACCAGATTAAGGATTTCCTTTACGGGAATGGGTGGCAACCTGAAACATTCAAGTTTGTACGTGATAAGGCAGCTTTTGAACAGTGGATACAGGATAAGCCTCGTGAGGGTAGTCCTAGAATGTTGTGGGGAGTCTGGAAGGATTCTAGGCCTGTTGATAGGAAGGTTCCACAGATTAGTCTGGACGGCAAGGAAGGTAAAGAGTTGTGTCCAAGTGTGGTGAGGCTTGCTGAGGAGGTTCCTGAGATACTGGTGTACAATAAGTATACGACTATTAAGCATAGAAGGGATCTTTTGAAGGGCTTCCACGAGAATATGAGTGAGGATGGCTATTTGCAGGCTCGTATAGGTGGTTTTACTAATACCTTACGTGTGAAGCACCGTGAAATCGTAAACTTGCCGGGGGTTGATAAGCCTTACGGAAGCAATGTTCGTGGGTGTTTGATAGCTGGCGAAGGTGAGATAAGCTTGGGAAGTGACTTGAGCAGCCTTGAAGATAATGTGAAATTAGCCTTCTTAATTCCCCACGACCCAGACTACGTTGCTACGATGTCGGCAGCGGATTATGACAGCCACCTTAACATGGCTGTGGTAGCGGGCTTTATAACACATGAGGAAATGGAGGCTCATAAGGCTGGCAACGAAACGCCCGAGACTAAGGCAGCGAGAAAGCTGGGGAAAACTTGTAATTACGCAGCGGTGTACAATTCTGGTGCAGCGACACTGGCTAGGGGTGGCGGTTTTGATTTGAAGACTGCTGAGAGATTATTGGAGGGATACTGGCGTCTTAACTGGGGGGTTAAGGCTATTGCCGAGGAGCAATACGTAATTAAGGACGCCCTGAGTAACATTTGGCTTGTCAACCCTATAAATGGGTTTTGTTATCCATTGCGGAAAGAGGCAGACAGGTTCAGCGTCTTGGCTCAGGGCACGGGCAGCTTCATATTCGATGTTTGGATTGATGAGTGTTTACGGCTCCAAAAAGAATCTTTTGGTAAGGGCATCCTGACCTTTAGTGCGCACGATGAGCAAGTAGTTGTTTTTAAAGACAATTTACATAACAGGGCGAGGATGACCGAGATAACCAACGAAGCCCTTGACATTGTTAATAAAAAGTATAAGCTACGTAGGGTGGTAGGTTGTGATATCCAATTTGGGAGAAGTTACGCAGAAATACACTAGGGGGTTTTATGGAAGTTTGGAAAGATATCAAGGGTTTTGAAGTAACCTACCAGATCAGCAATCTGGGGAGGGTTTACAATAAGAACCGTGAAAACATTTTAGACGGTGGTGATAACGGTAATGGATACTTGGTCGTAGGTCTTTATAATCGTGGGGATCAGAGCACGAAAATATTTTACCGACACAGGCTGGTTGCCCAGAACTTTATCCTTAATCCCGACAACCTGCCACAAGTGGGCCACAGGGACGATGACAAGAATAACAATAGTCACACCAATTTGTACTGGTGTAGTGGAAGCCGTAATATACGGGATGCTCATAAGTCTGGGAGAATGGACAATCGAAAGAACTTCGGTACTTATGAAGAAGTTCTTGAATGGAAGGTTGTGGAAATGTACTGCAAGGTAAAGTTTGAAGGTCAAGGTATCACACAGACCGCGAAAGCATATGATGTTCCTAGAACAACCTTGAGCAGTATCATGAACAAGCGTAGCCGTAAATCAATAACAGACCCACTAGATTGGGAATTTACCTAAAAACCCCTTGCAATCATCCAGCGTTCGTGTAAACTACACCCTTGATGATTGCAACTCACCACGAATGGAGAACACAAATGTCCGATGTAATTT